AGAAGATTTGTGGTTTGGTTTCGAACAGGAGTATACCATTATGAAAGAAGGGAGACCATTAGGATTCCCCGAAAATGGATATCCCGAACCACAAGGTAAGTACTACTGTGGTGTAGGTAATGGTCAGGTTAACGGTAGAGAGTTTGTTGAAAAACATATGGAGGCTTGTATCTCAGCAGGAATTGACATCACAGGTACAAATGCTGAAGTTCTGTTAGGTCAGTGGGAGTTTCAGGTTTTCTCTAAAGGTAAACTTAAGGCTGGTGATGACTTGTGGGTTTCACGATACATCTTACAACAAATGTCTGAAGACTATGGTTTTAAAATTGAGTTACATCCAAAACCAGTAATGGGGGATTGGAATGGTTCAGGTCTTCACTGTAACTTCTCAAACGAAAAGATGAGAACTGAAGGTGGTGAGGATTATTTCAAAAACATTTTCAGAGCGTTCGATTCACGTCACCAACTACACATCAACAACTATGGTTCAAGTAATGAATTGAGATTGACTGGTAAACACGAAACTCAATCGATTGACAAATTTAGTTGGGGTGTTTCTGACCGTGGTGCATCCATCCGTGTTCCTCTTCAGACTTCAAAAAATTGGAAAGGATATATCGAGGACCGCAGACCAGCATCAAACGGAGACCCTTACAAAATTGTTGGTATTATTTCAGAGACATTAGACTTCGCGTTGACCTTAGATAAAGTGAGTCACAATATGTTCGCGGAAGTGGACACAAAAAACTCACTTATGAACCGAGCATTCGAACCTGTACAACAAGAGTATGAGCAATGAAATGGTTAACCACCCACAACATTATGGTGGTAAAGACAATCCGTACGAAGCAATCAAAGTAATTGAAGCTTGGGAGTTAGGTTTTAATCTTGGAAACACTGTTAAGTATATCTCAAGAGCTGGTAAGAAAGGTACTGATAAGGAGTTTCAAGACCTTAACAAGGCTCTTTGGTATTTGCAACGTGAAGTTTTAAATAAATCGAAAAACTTTGAAAACCCTAAACGGAGATTAATAGTACACAACCCGTCAAATTCTATTACTCGGCATTATCGTAACTACAATTTATTTTGGGATGAACTGACTTCTGAGTTATCAGAAAGATATGATGTTGAAGAAAACAGATACTTCGAAAACGCTCATTGGGACAGGTTTCCTGTAAAACTTAAAGATGGTATCTCTAACGAATTTCTACTTTTAGAGTGTGAGTATGTTATTGAAGATTGGGACACTGGTGAGTTTTGGATTATGAGTGTGTCAGATGATTTGGGTTATGCGACTATGAATGAGCAAAATAACCCAAAGTGTAAAAAAGTCTTAATCTCACAGTTCATAGATTACAAGATTAAACATCACGTTAAGGATAACTATGAAAAGTATTCTCCTTGGATTTATTTCCCATCAGGATTTGTTGACTTGGAACCTTTTTATTACCAAAGAAAATACGCTCAGAATTTGATTCCTCAGATGTATTTTAGAGGTAACCTAAGTCAAAGACCCGCTTTGGAATTCTATGATAGTGAACTTTTATATTGTCCCAAAGACAATATAAATCCGTACAATTACTTTAAAGAAATGATTAACTATCAGGTGGCTCTTTCTATGGCAGGTGTTGGTGAACTGTGTTACCGTGACATCGAGTGTATGGCGGTAGGTGTACCTCTGATTAGATTCGAATTTCAAAATGAAATGCACGAGAAACTGATACCAAATTTTCATTACATTTCCGTACCTTATCCTGAAGATATGCCAAGACATAATGATGTTGCCACCGACAGGTTTGCTTTTGAACATCACGCTAAGATGATTGAGAATAGATTTAAGGAAGTTGTTGATGATACAGGTTTTTTGAGTTATATTTCTAAAAACGCGAGGGAATACTACGAAAGAAATTTATCTCCCAAAAGTAGAGTAAACAAAACCCTTGAAATCTTAGGACTATAATATGAAAGTTTATATCAGATGGAACAAAGAATCCATTCAAGGCAAACAAAAACCTTGGAGAGTTATATTCGAAGAGTCTGAAATAATTTGTGATGAGGTTGATTTTGTTGTTCCGGCAAAAACTGAAATTATCGATATTCCCAATAAAGGTTTTAGACCACATATTTCTGTAGATGTCAATGAAGTCATTTATAAAAATGGAAAAGTTTCTTTTAGACTATGAAATATAGAGTAAGACCCTCTGGCAACAGTATGTGGACCGTAAGTTGTTCTGAAAATGGTGTATCAGTAGTGGTTAGAGAAATCATAATCAATACTAAGATAAAAACCATTCACGAGGGAATAACAAATAATGGCGGAATAACAACATATCAAGGGTTTATGGAATTTGAAACAGAAAAACCCTTGGTTATAGATAATGGTTCATTAACAATAGATTAATTATGGAAAAATATATAGGTAAGGTAATAAACGGGGATTGCATTGAAGTAATGGCTTCGATGGAAGAAGGTTCTGTAGACTTGATAGTAACATCTCCACCTTATGGAGTTGGTATTAATTACGATGTTCACGACGATGATATGATATGGGAGCAATATGTAAAATTTACATATTCCTGGATGGAACAAGCATACCGAGTTCTTAAAGACGATGGTAGAATTGCTTTAAACATTCCTTATGAGATTAATCGTCAGTCCAAAGGTGGACGAATCTTTATGGTTAGTGAAATATGGCAGATAATGAAACAGATTGGTTATAAGTTCTTCGGAGTTGTTGACCTTGAAGAAGAATCTCCTCACAGAAGTCGTACCACAGCGTGGGGGTCTTGGATGAGTCCTTCGGCACCTTACATATATAACCCGAAAGAATGTGTTATTTTGGCGTACAAAAAGAAACACATTAAAACAGTAAAAGGCACACCTGAATGGATTGGCGAGATGGGAGAAGTAGAAGGTAAGGATGGTAATATGAGACCAAAGGTGATGTACACGGAACAACAGAAACGTGAGTTTATCGACTTGGTATTCGGACAGTGGAATTACTTTGCTGACACCCGAAGTCTAACTAAAGCCACCTTCTCAATGGACATTCCAACAAAGGCAATCAAAATTCTTACCTACAAGAATGATGTTGTTTTAGACCCATTCGCGGGTTCAGGTACTAGTTTGGTTGCAGCCGAGACACTCAACAGAAGATGGATTGGTATCGAACTATCACCTGATTACTCCAAGGTAGCTCAGAATCGAGTTAATGTATTTGTCGAAGGTAAAAGACAACGACAAATAGAATTTGACCAAGAACCTCACAAATAGGGAGGTTTTTTTGTTTATCAGGTATTTATAGTAAAATAATTTATGCCTGAGTATATCTTGACAGAATCTCAATTGAATCTCATCAAAACATCTATGTTGAATGAGGACACAGGGTGGAATACTGCCTTGTCATTGATAGGTATTGTTGACCCAACTGGTATAGCAGATTTAATTAACGCAATCTCATATTTCAAACAGGGGGACAATTTATTTGGATTTTTATCTTTGATATCAGTAGTACCTTATGTTGGGGACGCTGTTGGTAAAACTGCAATGGGTGCTATGAAAGCTGGTGGTAAAGGGGCAAAACTTATGACTGAAATTAATTTGGCGATTAAGGCAGGGGATACTTTAAAAGCTCAGAAGTTATTGACACAGTTGTCGAAGATGGAAGGGGGTTTAGGAAAATTGGCCAGAACTAGTAGAGAATGGGCACCGAGAGTTGATGATTTTATTGACAGGTTACCAGGTGGATTTCTTACTAAAGGGATTAAAAGTACCATCGATGATTGGTTAAAATTATTCCGTGGAGTTGGTACACAAGCAGCCTCGATTGCGAAAAGACTACCAACAAAAAGCCCAAAACAACAGCAAGAAATGATAAGAGGTTTGGAGGCGATGTTAAAAAGAGAAAAATTCCTTGACCCTGCAATTTTATCAAAACCAAATTTCTTAGGAAAACTATTTTATGGTGGTGGTTTTGGTTTTGGAAGAGTTACTGATATTTTCGGAAAGAGTAATTTACCCGTAAGAATTCTGATTGGTAAAACTAAATTCTACGCAGGGTTTTTAGACCATTTGGGATTAGGAAACTGGGTTGGTCCAGAAGAGTTAGAAGATATGATAGGTAAGGACGAAATGCTCGAAAAAATGGCACAATATGAAAAAACACCTGAAGCTCAAGAATATTTGAAATCAGAATTTCCTCAATCTGAAGAAACTGACGAAAAAACAACGTCATCAACAAGCCTAATATCCGACCCTATAGCAGGTTTTATGGATATTTTAATTAAAGGACCCCAAGTAGCTTAAAAATATGAAAGAAGAATTAGTACTTAAATTGGTACAAATACAAAACCAATTTAGATTTATGCATTGGCAAACAAAAGGTGATGCCAAACACAGAACTTACGGGATGATTTATGAAACCTTAGACGATTTGATTGATTCATTTGTTGAGGCGATGATGGGAAAATATGGTAGACCTGTTTTTTCTGAAACCTTTTCAATAATGTTTCAAGACTTGTCATCAGTCTCACTTCAACAATTCGTTGACGGAGTGTGTCAATTTTTAATTGGTATGTCAGACCAACTTGACCCGAGAATGGACACTGACTTATTAAATTTGAGAGATGAAATGTTAGCAT